AGCTTCATTCTGCCGAAGCGCTTGGTAATACTTTAATAGATGCTTCTGAAACTTTCGCTAGAAACATTGGTGATTCTCTTGTTGACGCAATAGTACAAGGAAAGAGTTTGGGGGACGCTTTAAGAGCGGGGGCTACTGATTTCTTCACTATGATGTCTAAAGCTTTCATGCAGAGAGCTGTTGATCAGATAGTTGGAGGAGGCTTTGGAGGGGGCGGTGGAGGTGGTAGTATTTTAGGATTCCTAGGAGGACTTTTCCAAAAGAATGCAAGCGGTGGAATGATAAGCGGAGGTTCGGGGGTTAGAGATGACGTTCCTTCATTACTTACAGGTGGCGAATTTGTGATGAGAAAAAGTGCCGTTCAAAAGTACGGCCAAGGATTTATGGGGTCTTTAAACTCAGGTTCAGTCCCTCGGTTTGCAAATGGGGGGATGTTCATCCCAGGAAGTTATGGTCAAGGATCTATCCAAGGTAAAGAAAATTTATTAGGTTTTGCTACTCAAACTGGAACCTCTCCACGATATGATTCTCTTGCGGGAGGGTCTGGATTTGGGGCTATTGCTTTAGCTCCAGAGAGTTTAAGTATGACTAATCTTGGAAGATCTATGAGTCCTGCTTTTAAAAGAACTCAAGAAGCTAAGAGTGATGCTTTTGATTTGTATGTACAGCAACTAGCAGCTGATGCTCAAAGGCGCGAACAAAAGAAACAATTAGACCAAGCCAAAAAAGATAGGAAGAAAGCTTTGTGGGCTTCTTTAGGAATGGCGGCTCTAAGTGGGTTTGCTTTTGGTGGAGGATTGAAAGGTTTGGGAGGTTTATTTAAAGGACAAAAGGGTGCTGGAAAATTTACTCCTCCTAGGTATGGTTTTGGAGCGGGCGGTGAAACCGCAGTAGATCCGTTACGGGGGCCACAGATAGCGCCGCCCGCAGGTCTAGTAGGGGGACAAGGAGTATGGAACAATCCAATGTCTATAAATGATCAAGTTCCTTGGTGGAGGAGGCCGTCTGGAAAGTTTGGCATCATGGAAGATACTTTGTTTCCACGGGCTGCTGGAGGTTCTATCCCATACGCCGCAGGAGTAGATACTGTCCCCGCTATGTTGTCAGGTGGAGAATTCGTAATGAATGCGGCTGCGACTTCAAGAATAGGAAGCGCCAATCTGGAGGCTCTCAATGCAGGAGGAGGTCTAGGAGGGGGCGGTGGTAATGTTTCTGTTTCTAAGGGTGACACCAATATAAGTATTGTTGTCAATTCCGACGGTACTTCAAACCAGAGATCTGGAGGAAGTAATAATGATGAAGACAAGAATTTGGCTGTAAAACTTAAAGACGCAGTTAAAGAAGTTATATCTCAAGAAAAACGTTTGGGAGGAATGCTTAGAGCATAATGTATGGTACACGATTAAATTATGATTCGCGCTTATTCTTGGAGGGGCAAGAGGTTTCAGGAATAAATAGTGTTGATTTTGGATATAGCAACTCGCCTAATGTAATAAACCCATTGGGCTATGACAAAGGGGTAACCACAATTGGTGGACCTGTCGAACAAAGTTTTTCCTTTACCCGCGATTTAGTTTCGGCTTCTTTGATAGCGTCAGGGATAGCTGGAGGGGCTTCATTTACTGGTGCTAATAGTTTATCGGGCAGTATACATTATGCCGACAATTCTTATGGATTTCAGGACGGCTATCTAACAAATTGGTCAGTTAGTTGTGCAGTAGGTTCCCCAGTAAAAGAACAAGCTTCCTTTGTTGTTTATGATGAAATGGGTACAGGCGTAAGCGCATCAGGAAGTAGTGCAGCTCCGTCAATAACAGTTCCCAGCCAAGGAAGCATAACGGCAACTTGTGATAATAGTTCGACCAATCGGGTAATAGGTTTTGATTACTCTGTTACATGCAAAAGAAAACCTTATTACACTATAGGAAGTGAGGGACCAAGCGAGGTGAAATTTATTCCGCCTTTAGATGTTCGAGCATCAGTACAATTAGAAGTGGATGAAGCTTTTTTAGAAAGCGGCAGAAGTTTTCTTAATACAGGCAAAAGCAGCAAGAGTGTTGACTTAAGAATAGACTCTAGAGACGCAGGAACGGTGTTATTAGACGCTACCGTGCCAAATGCGTGTCTTGTGGGGGAAAGATTAACAGCGTCTGCTGATGGAAGTTTACGGTTAACTCTTGATTATATGGGACACACATCATGAGCGAAAGTTTATATTATAACAGAGATAGAAATATTTCAGGGGCTGACGGTGCGCCCATGGCCGCTTCGGGCCATTTAAGGGATTATGAATTAACTCCTATTTATGACTCTAGTGTTTCTTTTCAAAGTAGGTCGAGTAGTTTTATAACAGATGATTTTTACTATGATTTAGTTCCTCTTTCGGTCGATAGTATTGTGGCTAATTTCGACGTTAGGTACAAAACAAATGAAACAAATGCTCGCAAACTGGCAAACTTTTTCGAAAGTGCATCTGGTTATCAGTCTTTTGAGTTTAACCCTGACAATTCAGGAATATATAAAAACCTTTCAGGCTTTTGTAATCAATATTCCATCGGGGTAGAGAGCAATCAAAGCTTTAATGTGGCGGCTCAAGTGGCTGTCGATACCGCTCCCACTATTTTAAATTGGTCGGGGAATAGTTTTCTTAACTTTAGTTTCCAAACTTGGGCTGTTTCCTCTTCTTATAAAAAATATGATGTTGTTTATACTGGGGTAAACAATAATAAATTAAACAATTTCTATTACTGTTCAGGCGATCATACCAGCTCGTGGGGTAATTCTCCTACGGGAGCGTCTACCATGTGGACACAAAAGTTTTTCTTTGAGCCTGATGTACAAGAGGAATTTAATGTGGGTATAAAAAGTGATATAACTAATTTCAAAAATTCATTTACCCAGAGATTAGGGGGAGAAAAGAATACTGAAAATATAGCCAAGTTTGATTTATCTTATAATTTTACAGCTATAAGTGATCACCAACTAAAGTCCATGCTCCACTTTTTAGAAAATAAAGCTGGGTACAGGAGATTTGAACATCAGATCCCTAGTGTTTATAATAGAGCAAAAGTATATTATTCCCCCTCTTGGACTCATACATGGAAATATGCTAATTCTAATGATTTCTCAGTACAGTTTAACGAAGATCCCTTAGGGGTAATCCCAACAGGCTCATAAAATGGCTAGAAATATAATAAAAAGTACCAATGCTATTATAGCTGTGAGCGATGCTACGGGGGCATTTTCTACCTCTTCGGTGAATTTAAATTTATTTAATATCGTTCAGAACACTAGTTTTTCGGTGGGAGTTGACCATCAACAGTCTAAACAATTAGGAACTCAAGGGGTTTCCCTCAATGATGTTTTTGTTCAACCTGATGTGGAATTAAATTTATCTTATATCCCTGAGCCTAAATTAGAAAATGAACTTCATGGGAATTTTATAAAAACGACCTCAAGCCACGATAAGTTCGTGAATGCTTTGTCGGGGACTTTGCTTTACAATACTAATTTTTTCCTTCTAAATACTCCAAACCAAGAGTCTGAGGCTTTAACCCTTATAACTAATTTTACAGGGTCTAACAACAACCTCAATAACTGGGAGAGCGCATCTTTTGGAAATTGTTTTTTAACTTCCTATGGTTTAACTTATGGCTCCGACAGCTTACCTCTAGTTACCACAAGTTATATTTGCTCGAATATGAAATTTGAGAATTTAACAGGATATAGCATGGAGTCTCCAGCGGTCAATCTTGAAGATGGTAACAATGCAAATGTGGGAAGATCTAATTTTGCTTTTGCCACAGGAACTAAAAAACCTGTAGTGGTAGATCCTAACTCCACGGGGAGTGATATAACCCTACAAAATTTGCAAGCTGGAGGTCAACAATTATCAGGAACTCACTTTGTACAATCTATAAATATGTCGGTAGGTCTTCCTAGGGTTTCATCTTATGGCCTAGGGAGTGATTATGCCTACGATAGAAAAGCTATGCTCCCCGCCGAGGGAGTCTTCTCGGTACAATCCTTGGTCTCAGGTGTTGATAATGGAACTATTTCAGGGATAGTAAACAACGAAACAGATTATAGTTTTGAACTAGTTCTCGAAGGCTCTGGAAAGAAGATGGCCTACAAGATAGAAGATGCAAAATTAGAGACCTTTGATTATTCCGTTCCTGTAAATGGAATAATGTCCTTTAATGCTAATTTTACTTTTAACGTTACCGAAGAACGAGGATTAAAAATTAGCGGGACTTATTATTAATCGTATTCGATTTTAACGTTTTTACTTTCGTAGCCCTTTTCCCTGATCTGTTTTGGGTGCATGGCTCCTTTTCTACTCGCTGAATAGTTTTTGTAATATTTTTCTTTAACAGGATCTTTTCCTCCACTTTTTTGAGCGCGTTCGTGACTAAGCTCTGCGGAGTAATCAAGCAAATCTCCAACTGTCCCCTTCTTTTGTGCGGTCGTATCAACAAATTGACGAGAGTTAAAGGGATCTACTTGAGAATCTATAGAAGCGTTGGGAGCGAGAAAAACCCGCTCCCACGCTAATCCATCTTGTTCATAAACATGTTCGTCGTTCATTCCTTGAAAAATTTCGACGTACTCTTCCTCTTCAGGATGTTTATAAATATAGATGGGCATTATGTTATTTTGATATTTTTACCTTCATTTACACTTTTTTTAGGAAGTGTTAACTTAAGTAATCCGTGTTTATATTCAGCAACAATATGGTCCAGAGAAACTAAATTATTTAATCTAATTACCTCTTTCCTAGAATCCGTTTTGTTTTTAGCCTTTACCGTTAACCGTTGTTCGGTTGCAGTAATTTTAATTTGGTTTTTAGCAAAACCTGCCAACTCTACTTCTGTAGTGTAGACATCATTATTGCTCTCAACTTTTTTCA